CTCGGTTAGTAACGAGCGTTTCACTTGGTTGGGCGACCTTATTGAGGATGTCAAGCCCGACTATGTTATTGACCTAGGTGACGGTGCCGACATGCGGAGCCTTAATTCTTATGACACTCGTTACCCTCAAGCAATTATTAGCCAAAATTACGAGGCTGATATCAACTCGTATAATGATGCTATGTCTCGTATTTGGGATCGTTATCGCATCTCAAAGAGGAAGCGTCCCTTCCGTATCGGATTTGAAGGAAATCACGAAAACCGGATCAAGAAAGCTGTTGCACACGATCCGCGTCTTGAAGGCAATCGTTACGGCATCTCCTTCAGTCATCTCCAGACGGACCACTGGTTTGACGAGTATCACGAATACTCTAATTCCGCCCCCGCGCTCGTTGCTTATGACGATGTCCTCTACGGCCACTATGTTGCTACTGGGAATTACGGTAGTGCAATGGCAAACAAGCATCATGCTTGTGCTCTTGTTGAAAAAACAGCCTGTTCTACAACTGTTGGTCATAGTCACAAATTTCATCATTACCGTAAAGCTGATGCACGACCTCTACATCTTATGGGTCTCGTTGCGGGATGTTTTAAGGGAAAAGAAGAACCTTGGGCCGGTCAAGCCAACGGAGAGTGGACCTCAGGAGTGGCGATCAAGAAAGACCTAGAGAACGGTGTCTATGACCTTGAGTGGGTCAGTTACCGTCGCTTGCAGAGGGCTTACCAATGATCTACAGTGTGCGCCTGTTGGTAGCCATCGATCCTGATTCGTCTGTCATCCCCTCGGATGAAAACGAAGAATACCTTGTTGACTTGTTCCACGACTTGCTGTATGATCTCACTGACCTAGAACTAAAAGCTGTTGATATAGAAAGGACTGAAGATGTCTGAAGAAAACGAAGATACTTTCCGGGTTATCACCCCCACCGATGAAATCCTGCGGTATGCTGAGTCTGTCATCTTTGATGATAAGCTTGAAAGCTCCGACGAAATCTTGAACAAGACAATGGTCGGCATGTATGGCACTCTTGTTGTTCTCGGCATTGCCGGGTATGATGCCGATCAACTTAAGAAAACTGTCTCTGATGCTGTGGACACTGCTTACCCCATGATCGAAGAGGTTCGCACTCAGTTTCAAGCCATGATCAAAGGAAGGATCAACCGATGATCACCCGTGAAGACATTACTGCGATGAGCGGTTGGGAGTATTGGTATGAGGTTGGGGAAACTCTCTCCCCCAATCTCTACTCCGAGTTTGTCGAAAGCATGATGCTTACAAATGGCAAGGATCGTTTGATGGAGAACACCCTCGGCCTCGTAGGAGAGGCTGGGGAGGTCGCAGAGAAGGTCAAGAAGACTGTTCGCGGCGACAGGGAACTTGACCCGAAGGAGGTCTTGAAAGAGCTTGGGGATGTGCTGTTCTACGTCACCGGGATCGCCAACCATCTTGGTTACACCCTTGACGATGTTATCGACCAGAATGTTGGTAAGCTGGTAGATCGTAAGTCAAAAGGAAAAGTCAGGGGAGATGGCGACAACCGCTAGATTGTTCTTGACTTCCTGACCTAAATAGATATAACTTACCGTCTTTGACGGAGGACAACATGAACGACTACCAGAAATTTATCGCGATATCTCGCTATGCCCGGTGGGATGATTTTAACCAGCGTCGGGAGACTTGGGAAGAGACCGTTGACCGCTACATGGGTAATGTAGTGGCTCCCCATGTGGAGGATAACTACCAAGACCTCCGCAATGCCATCGTCAACCTCGACGTGATGCCCTCCATGCGGGCCATGATGACCGCAGGGGCTGCTCTTGAGCGTGACAACACCTCTGGCTACAACTGTAGCTACCTCCCCGTCGATGACCCTAAATCCTTTGACGAGGCCATGTTTATCCTCCTTTGTGGGACGGGTGTTGGCTTCTCTGTGGAGAGGCAGTATGTCAACAAACTCCCCGAAGTGCCGGAACAGCTTTTTGAATCTGATACAACGGTTGTGGTTAAGGATAGCAAGGAAGGGTGGGCGAAAGCATACCGACAACTCGTTGCGCTTCTCTATAGTGGCGAAATCCCCAAATGGGACACGTCGAAAGTACGTCCTGCTGGGTCCCGTCTTCGAACTTTCGGGGGCAGAGCAAGTGGGCCTAGACCTTTGGAAGAGCTTTTCCGGTTCACTATCGATGTGTTTAGAAATGCGAGTGGACGACGACTCAGTTCCATCGAATGTCACGACATTATGTGTAAAATTGGCGAGGTCGTCGTTGTCGGAGGAGTTCGAAGAAGTGCTATGATCTCTCTGTCCAATCTGTCCGACGAGCGCATGCGCCATGCCAAGTCCGGTCAGTGGTGGGAAGCTAACTCCCAACGGTCTCTCGCTAATAACTCCGTCTCGTATACCGAGAAGCCGGATATGGAGACCTTCATGCGGGAGTGGATGGCTCTTGTCGAAAGCAAGAGCGGCGAGCGTGGCATTTTCTCTCGCGTTGCAGCCAAGAAGCAAGCTGGTAAGAATGGTCGTCGTGAGACTGACTACGAGTTTGGGACCAACCCCTGTTCGGAGATCATCCTTCGTCCTTACCAGTTCTGCAACCTGACAGAGGTTGTGGTGCGGGCAGAGGATACTCTTGAGACCCTCAAGCGTAAGGTGGAGCTTGCTACCATCTTGGGCACCATCCAGTCTACCCTCACCCACTTCCCCTACCTTCGTAAGGTGTGGAAGAACAACACGGAGGAAGAGCGGCTGCTTGGTGTGTCCCTCACGGGCATCATGGATAACTCCATCCTCAATGGCACACGTGATTATGACATGATGCCGACCAACCCCATCCACGGTGGTAAAATGACCATCGCACAAATCCTTGAGGAGCTTCGCGATGTCGCTATCGACACTAATAGAGTTTGGGCTAGCCGCTTGGGCATTAACGTTTCTACTGCTATTACTTGCGTCAAGCCCTCGGGGACAGTTTCACAACTGGTTGATTCTGCTAGCGGCATTCACGCCCGCCATAGTGACTATTATATTCGCACTGTCCGTGGTGATAACAAAGACCCCATGACCCAGTTCATGAAGGACCAAGGTATCCTCAACGAGCCGGATGTGATGAAGCCGGATAGCACTACGGTGTTCAGCTTCCCTGTCAAGTCGCCGGAAGGGGCAGTCACCCGCAACGACCTGTCTGCCATTGGACAGCTTGAGTTGTGGCTGACCTACCAGCGTCACTGGTGTGAGCACAAGCCCTCCATCACGGTTACTGTTCGTGACTCCGAGTGGCTTGAGGTCGGGGCGTGGGTCTACAAGCACTTCGATGAGGTAAGTGGGATTTCTTTCTTGCCTCACTCTGACCACTCTTACCAGCAAGCGCCTTACCAAGAGGTTGGCAAAACTGATTACGAGGAACTTCTCTCCCTCATGCCGGGAGAGATCGATTGGTCAAAGCTCTCGGATTACGAGCGTGAAGACAACACAAAGGGAATGCAGACTTTCGCCTGCTCTGGCGATAGCTGCGAAATTGTGGACCTAAGTGCATGACAATTGAAGAGATCGGGAAGCGGTCCAAGCGGGCCAGCAAATACAAGAAGGCAGCGGAAGAAGGCGCATCCAAGGTAGTCAACTTACAGCCACTGAACGACAATCAGCGCCGATACATTAACGCACTTGAGGCTTACCCTCAGGTGATCGTTAGTGGACACAGTGGTACGGGAAAGACATACATCGCGGCGACAATCGCTTCGAACATGTATGCGACGGGACAGATCGACAAGATCATCATTACCCGTCCTAACATCTCGGTTGGCAAAGAACTTGGATTCTTCCCCGGCACTCTTGAAGAAAAGTTTGCCCCTTGGGCCGCTCCCGTGTTGGATGTTCTCACCGAGCATCTAGGTAAGGGCGTTGTGGATACAGGGATCAAGAACCGTAACATTGAGATGGCACCACTCTCAACCATGCGGGGACGATCCTTCCACAACGCTTTTATCATACTCGACGAAGCCCAAAACACAACCATCGCCGAGATGAAAATGTTCTTGACAAGGATCGGAAATGGGTGTACAGTTGTGATAAACGGGGACATTCGTCAGTCTGATCTGGTAGAAGATTCTGGCCTAGCTAAGGCAATCAGCTTGGCTGAAAGCAACAACATAGACGTCCCTGTTATTGAGTTTGGGATCAAGGATATTGTCCGTTCTGACCTGTGTAGAGAGTGGATCATCGCCTTTGAGACTGAACGTGACAACTGGAAAGACACCATCAAAGGATTTGCCGTATGACGGAACTTACATGGAAGAAGTACCATCAACCACTGGATGACTTGGAGCACAACTTGGGACTGCAAGAAAGATACATGGACGAATTGGCCCAAGCCAAAGGGGAATATCACCATTTTCAATCTCAACTCGACAACACCCCCGTCGAGCGACCGGACATGGTGAACCAACCACCTCACTACAACCAAGGCAACATTGAGTGCATTGACTACATCGAAGACTTCCTTACTGAGGATGAATACCGGGGCTACCTCCGTGGCAACATCGCCAAGTATCTTCATCGCTATCCCCTTAAGGGTGGTCTCCAAGACCTCAAGAAAGTCCAGTGGTATTTGCAGCGTTTGATTGATCTGGAGGATAGATAATGTTCACTCTTGTTTTTCTCATCTGCACGACAGACGGGTGTATGTCTCAATCCAACCCCACCACCTTTGCTGACAAAGACTATTGCCATGCGGTTGGTGTAGAGACTGCAACAAAGAGCAGAGAGATGGTTATCACCGGGGAAGCTCCACCCCACAACATCAACTTTCAGTGTGTAAGTTGGGGAGAACAAACGTGAAACTCTACTATAACCAAGGTTATGGGGCTTTTGTAGACGGTTTGTGGAAAGAGGGGAATCCCCACCACCCCGACAGCTACGAGTATCGTGAGTGGGAACGCGGCTTCAACTCCGCCTACTTTAAGAATTTGGAGTTCGTGAATGGCAGGAAGGCCAAGAAAAAAGCTCCTTCCCATTGAGGAAGAAGCTAAGAAGTTTATTGAGGAACAAAGAGCGCTTTCCCCGCCTCAAGTCTTGACTGCGAGACGTTATATAGCAGGCTGTGCCCTAGCAGGACTGCTGTCGCGTTCTCACAGTTACAGGTTGCAGGAGTTAAAGGAGGAAGCATATCGTATAGCAGACTTCATGCTAGACGACGACTGAGGCCCTTCGGGGCCTTTTCCTTTATTTAGGCAGGGGGTAAATCTCTTCCCAGTTCTTGATGAGGTACTGGAGAGTATCCAGTTGCTTTTCATTAAGTTCCGAGATGTCATCATAGCCAAGCTTCTTGAGAGCTTGTTGCAGTTCTGCCTTAGAAGACTGCCGCTGAATTTCTTCTATCTTTGAGAGACGAGGGTCATCCTCCCCCATCACACCACGACGAAGAAACTCTTTCGTCTTTTCCTTGGCATTTTTCAATCTTTCTTCGATGATACTCTCTTTTTGTTCCGTCGTCATGTGGGTGAAGAAGTCGGGATACTCTTGGAGCATCTGGTTGATCTCGTAGTTAGCCACCTCTTCAAAGATAGCATCCAACCTATTCTTCATCTCAGGAGGTCCTTCAAAACCCCTGTCGGGAATAGCCTTCCAGTGTGCCCTACCAATAGAGGCAAGGGCTTTCTCAACCATGTTCGGCTCAGGAGAGCTACGAGCGCCCATGAGAATGCGCCCATAGTCAGGGGGAGAATCACCAGCACCCCTAGTTGGTCGTTCCTTTTGCGGTAGTTCATCTGCCGAGGGTTGACCAAAGAGCTTAGGGAAGTCGCTGATTACAGGAATTTGATCAACATAACGGAGAGAGGTGTTCAAGAACTCGGAACCCTGACGGCGATCCGGGTTAATCTGACCCTCTCCCGACATGATCCCTGCGATTTCATTGATGGGTTCAAGAGGTCGAGTGGCACCGGAGATGATCTTACCACCAAGACCAACCGTGGCATCAAACAAGAGTTGACCGGAAGAACCCACGTCGCCTTGGAAGATGTCCTCGAAAGCTTGCCAGACAACATCCATACCATCCCCAACCTCACGGAAAGCCTGACCAACAAAGAGTTGAGCAGCTTCAGCCCCAAGATCGTCCGGAATGGCCTTCTTGATATCTTCAGCAGTCAATTCGCTGATACTTTCAATACCCTTGTTCTTCATGTCAAGTCGAATGTGGCCCAAGATTTGGGCAAGCATCAGGCCATGAGACTTCGGCCAGTCATAGGATTCGTCCGACAGGGTGGGAGACTCTTCACCAAAGAACCCGTCCCTGACTTGGTTCCAAGTAAGGCCCTGTTCAATTTTCTCCATAGCATTGTCGGAGAGCAGCCAGACCGCAC